TCGGCTAGCTGAATGTCGGCTAGCTGAATGTCGGCTAGCTGAATGTCGGCTAGCTGAATGTCGGCTAGCTGAATGTCGGCTAGCTGAATGTCGGCTAGCTGAATGTCGGCTAGCCAGAAATCGGTATTCTGTTGTTTTTCCATGGGAATTTAACGTGCACGTAGGTTCCTCGCTGATGCTCCTTGGTTTCGTTATTGAACCCCTGATGCACCAAGAGTCCCAATTGTTCACAGGAAAGCAAACGAGCCCGAATGGTGCCATTCGACGAGCTCCCAATGAGCTCCCCAAGTTCACTGCTCAGAAAATGCAAGGAGACAGATTGACGCCTGCGCGCCTCCGCATAGAGCTGACAATAAAAATCAATCTCCTTCGCTAGCTTTCCCTTTCCAAAAGTCTCCCGAAAATGAGCTCGCAAGAACGCCTCATCTTTAGAAAAATCTGGACTCCAATCTGGCTTGATTAGAGTTCGCTTCGCCAAGTTTGAGACGGTTCGTCCTCGGCGCCTCTCCGTCTGCTTTTCTTTGCCAAGAGAAGCATCATTGCCGTCGACCTGACTGACTTGAGTCAGCACGGAGACCTCACCAGAATCTCCCGTGCGATCACTGACGCCACTTTCCTTAGAATCCGGCTCAGGATCTACAAATCGGTCGAGATTCTCTTGCCAAGGTCTCGTTGGCCCTCTTCTCTCGATTCGCCGTCGTGTCGGCACATCTGACTTTGCTCGTGCCCCATGTTTTTTCAGAAGTTCTGATGCAGATGGCATCTCAAAACCTTTCACCGCTAGATCTAACAGCCTCTTTAAGCCTTCTTTTTGCTCTTTTTTCGCAGCCCGTTCTGCAGGCCCATAATTTCGCGCGCGAGGCTGTCATAATCAGATCTTGCGCTGCTCTTCGTGATACTGAACAAGTCTTGGCGCTTAGTGACCACATTTTTTACGTCAGAGGACGTCTTGATCACCGTTTCACATAGGTGCTTTTGATAGGTTTGGCTTACCTCGCTGAGGTAACGAAGCGAGGTAAATTCGCGGGCGTCGAATCGAGTCAGAACGATTTTCTTTTCGACCTTCACTGAAAAGTCTTGTTCGATCGTTTCGATCTCATCAATGGTCTGAGCTAACCCCATCATCGAAAAATTGTCGGGGTTTATAGGCAGAACGACAAGATTAGCCGCAGAAACGACGGCGGTATTCGTTAGATTCAGAGCTGGAGCGCAATCGATCAAAATATAGTCGTACTGCTCTGCTAGAGCGGAGATCAGATTCTTGATTGGCAGCGATGGGTTTTTGAATTTTTCGCGAATCCTTCCATCAAGAGTCGAATTCATGGGAGTCGACGGAAGAAGATGGAGGAAAGGCGTTACCTTAATAATCACGTCTTCTATTCCAGCCTCGTTCGTGAAGATGTCCACGAGAACTGGGGTATCGGAATCTACTTCGACGTCATATTGATCAAGGGCGAATGCCGCAGTCAGATTTCCCTGAGGATCGGCATCAATGACAAGAACACGCGCTCCATACGCAGCAAGACGTTGACTCAGAAAGAACGTTGATGTTGTCTTCCCCGTTCCACCTTTACAGATCATGAACGCGATGACGCGAGCACGCCCCGGATATTCAAAGCCGCGCATTTCTAGAATCTTGCGCACATGTTCCGGAGGCATGCTCCGAGCACCGGCCCGCTTTCCTTCCTCTGGGAGTAAAGACACTCCAGCCTTCTTTAGAATTTCGCTCATCGTTGGCGGAGACACGTCGAGCGCCTTCCTAAAATCTGAACTCTTGATCGTGAAGTCTGAGCGCAGTGCTTCCATAGAGAAGTGTCCGATTCGGAATAATTTTTGTTCGCAGAAACGTTTTTCGTTCGGTTAGAATAACTTCAGAACTGCGACATCCGCAAGCCACAGCGCATCGCCAAAGAAGGTCCGAGTCTCTGTGGACCGAGACTGCCCCCGAGCCATTGGCGCATGTGCCCCCCACATTGCGTTGCGTGCTAGACTGTTGCCCTCCTGAGGTCTCATTGCAGGGTCAAAGCCATGATCAAAAAGCTCAGTCTGGCTCGCGCCGTCTACACGCTGGACACGGCAGCTCCAGCGCGGAGGCTTCCGGCGGCCCTTATACTAACCATTCTTGTCATGGCCGTTGGTCTGGCAGCTTTTCGCATGCGAGGCTGACGGCGTAGGCCTCCTCGGGCGCCAGCGTGTGGGTCGCTGATGTCACGCACCAAAGGCCGTCGACTGCGGCGCGAAACCCCGAAAGCCTGAGCCGAGAGTCGGCACAGATCCTTGCGTCACCTTCCAGCTCGAGCCTTCCCGCAGCGCCTTGCCTTTGCGCCAGCGAGAGCTTGGCAGAGGCCGCCTGCAGAGCCTTCTCGCGAGAGGAAAACACCTCTCGAAAGCGAAAGACTGGCTTTCCGCTTCCAAGGGCCACCTTCTCGCTCTGCGCGGTTGTCAGATCGAAGGCCTCGGCCTCAACCGACCCGTAGAGCGGCCGGCTCACGAAATCAAAATCCCAGGAGAGAACCTTGCCGCCGAAGGCCTCGACCTCGACAACGGGCAGCGCCTCTCCCGACACGCTCTCTCCAGCCCCCTGGGGAAGAACAAGCACCGTGTCGCCTTGGATCTTGAGCGAGAGGGCGTAGTCGCCCGCAAGCCTCGACAGGAAGTGCACGGCCGACTCGTGCCTTTGGGAGACATCAGACACGGCCACAGCGGAAAGCGCGGCGGATGCCTTCACTTTAAGCCCATAGGTGCGGCCGAGCTCGTCTATAACCCCCTTCAGGTCTCTTGCCGCGTAAAGCCTGGAGGAGACGGTTTTTAGGTCTTTTAGGGTGTCAAAGCCCTTGCCGGTAAGGCGCATGACGCCGCGGCTTGAGATCGACACCTCGTCGACAAAAAAGCTCCCCATGGGGGTGAGGCTCTCCCCCCAGCCAAAGGCCACGCTGACTTGCTGTCCTCTCTCGGGGACTGCGAGCCTGGCGTCTGAGTCATCGAAAACCAGCTCGAGTTGATCGGAGAGGAGCCCGCGCTCGTCTTTGAGGGAAAGCCGCGTGAGCCTTTCGCGGTAGACCCCCTTTTTCTCCTCGCCGTCGATGGTGACAAGAACCCCAGGCTTTAGTCCCAAAGCGAGATCTCTCTGCGCTCAGGCCTGGCGCTCTGCGGGAGGCTTGGAAGAAAAATCTCGACTCCCTCGGGCAGGGTGGCCGGCAGCTCGGCAAGCTGCGGGTTCAGCTCAAGCACCTCTTCGACGACGCTGGATGTCTTGCCAAAGACCCGGTGGCAGATGAGGTCCAGCACCTCGCCCCCTCGCGTCACGTAAATCATAGAGCCTTGGCCGGACTGGCAAGGTCATCGACTGTCACCCTTCGAAGCGAAAGCCGAAAGGCCACCTTCCGCGCCTTGCCGTCACCGCGAAAACTGGACAGCTCCTCGCTACAGGAGAGGACCGCCCAGCTGCCAAGGGAGCGCCCCTCAGAGTCGATAAGAAGAAGCGGCTCCCCCCGGCGAGCCTCGTCTTTTAGAGGCTTCAAAGGGTCATCGGTGGAGGCCCTCTCTACGTAGGCCTCGCCTGTCACCTCGACCTCAAGCGCCCTGCGCCCCATGTAGCTGAGCGCCGACACTCTGCCGAGCCTCTCCTGCTCGGTCCAAATAAAGCTCTCGCTCCGGGTTAGCCTCTCAAACATGCTTCTGCCGGCCAGAAAGCGAAACGCCCCGAGCGCAAAAAGGGCTTTTCCTTCAGTCATAAAGCCTTGCCCTTGAGGCCCTGGCCTCTTCGTCTTTGACCTCGCGCAGGACGTCTTTGAGCTTGGCTGCGATCTCGGCGGTGGTGGCCTTGGGCTCTGTGACGTTGACGGTGATGGGGGCGTTTAGGATCGACTGACTCGGCCCCCCGCGAAGGGCAGCCCCAGCCGCCGCCAGCGGCACGGTGCCGGTTGCCTTGAGCGAGGTCATGCGAGTCATGAAGTCTGCAACCGACCGGCCGCCCGCCTGGAGGCTTTGCGTGATCTTGTCCCAGTTCTCGTAGACAAGGTAGGAGGCAGCGGCGAGCCCCGCGATGGCAAGCCCAATCCCAGAGCCGATAAGCGCGATTTTGAGCGCTCCGACCCCAGCTGTCGCGGCCGCCATCGCTCCCGAAGCCGCCGCCCCAAAACCGATCCAGGCCCCCTTAAAGAGAGCAACCGCCCCGACGGCCGTTGAGATCGGAATAAAAAGGGCACCGATTGCTGCTGCCGCGCCGCCCACCCCCAGCGCCACGCTCGAGAGAGCCTTTGTGACCTGTGGATTGGCAACAGCCCAGTCGCGCGTTTTGTCGACCACGCCCGCCAGGGTGCCGGCAAGCCGCGTGAGGTCTGAAAGGAGAGGCTTGCCGAGCACGTTCAAAAGATCCGACAGCGAGGCTTTGAGCCTAAGCAGCGAGGCGCTTGCCGTGGCGGCCTCGAGCCTAAGCTTCTCCATCGCAGTCCCCTGGGAAAGGGTCCTGATCTCAGCCTCGCGCGCTCTCAGGGCCGACAGCCTGGACGCTGCCCCGCTGTCGCCGCGAGCAGCCTTGACGGCGACATTCACAAGCTCTGAGATGCCGGCCAGGCCTTCGCGCCCAAAAAGCTTCTCGAGGATTTTGAGCCGCTGACCGGATCCCATGGGCGCAAGCCTGGCGCCAAGCTCCTCCATCACCGAGATGAAAGGCCGCATGCCGCGCGTCTTGGGGTCTACGACCCGAATGCCCAGCGCCCTGAGAAGCTTGGCCTGCTCGGTCTTTGGCGTGCCGCCGAGGGTGTCGTGAACCAGCGGATCAAGAAACGCCCCCTTGAGGGCTGTGGCCGCCACCGAGCCCTTCACCCCGACATCCGCCAGCATCGCCACCGACGCCATCACCGTCTCGAGCGGGATCTTGGCGGCGTTGGCGACCGAGCCGACGTGCTTTAGGACGTCGGCGATCTCGGTGAGGTTGGTGTCGGAGACGTCGGCTGTGTAGCCTACGACGTCCCCAATGCGCGACAGCCGCGAGATCGGCAGCTCGAAGGCATGCGCAATCCCGGTAAGCAGACTCACCGACTGCTCTGGCAAGATGTCGCCAACTTTGGACACTGCCAGCACAGCCTTGAGGTTGGCCTCGGTGATGTCTTTAAACTGAAGGCCGGCTGTCCCCATCTGGATCATCGCGGAAGCGACTTCTTCGCCCGTATAACCGAACTGGGTTGAGACCCGAGCTGCCATGCGCTCCAGGATCGCGAGGTCTCTCTCCTGGCGGGCCGTGTCCTTGTAGTCTGGCCCCGACAAGACCCGCGAGCGCACGCGCGCCATGACGGCCTCAAGGCTCATGGCGGTTTGAAGCGGCAGCGACGCCCTACTCAGCACCCCACGACCAAAGCCAGAGGCAGCGCCCCCGATCATGGCAAGCTCAGAGGCCCTGCTGCTCAAGGCCTCGCCCGACCTCCGCAGACCAGACAGCCTGTCTGACTTGGCTCTCAGCCGGTCAAAGACCTTCTCCTGCTCGGAAAGCCGCTCAGAGAGCCCACGAATCGAGAGCCCCGCCTCCCGCGCCTCGCGCTTTAGGCCTCGAAGCCGGGTGGTCTTTGTCTCAAAGGCGTCTTTCAGCCGCGAGGCCGAGACTCTTGCCGCGTCAAACTCTCTGGCCAGGCGCCGACTCGGCTCGCCGGCAGCCTTGATCTCTGTGGCAAGCGCCCTCACCCGGCCCTCGGCTGTCTTCCACTGGGAGTGGGCCTCGAGCGTAGCCTTGGCCTGCCCCCGCATCTGGCCGGCAAGCTTGTCGTGACGGCGCAGCTCGTCGAGCGCCAGACTTGCCCGCCTCAGCTCACCGCCAAGCCCGCGGGTGACCCCCGAGAGGTTCTTGAGCGGCAAGGAGAGAAGATCCTTGGCGGCAAGGCTTACCCTTATTTTGAAATCGGCCATGTCGCCTTTAGCCTCTCAAGGGCTAGCTGGTGGTAGAGGGAAAGCTCGTCTGCCAAAAGCGCGTCGATCGCCTCAGGGCTCCAGTGAAAGACAAAGGCCAGGTCGGCCTTTACCTCTAGCAGTGCCCGCCTTCCCGCCGGCAGCTCCTCTAGGGAGCAAGCCCTAAAAAACCAGCCACCTTGTCGGACACCCTGCGGTAGTCGGCAAAGTCGAGTTCTCTCACCTCGTCTGGGCTCCACTCGGCCAGGTGGCTGATCAGATGCAAGGTCTTGGCAGCCTCGGTGTCGTAGCGGTCGACCAGCTCGAGGTCTTTTACCTTGGCTCTCCTAAGCTCGATGGTCCGCACCAGCCCCCGGCCCGAAAGCTCGACGGGATAGGAAAGCTCGATTACCTCTTTTTTCATGCCCTTCATCCTCTAAGCAGCGCAGCCTTGACGGCTGCCAGTTGGTCGACGCCGTTGATGCGGCGCACCATGTTGTCGGCGTCGATCTCGATGAGCACCTCTTCGGCATGCGCGTAGCGGTAGTAGGTGCAGTAGAGACGAAACTTCATGGCGGTCGTCTCGCCAGCCTTCCAGGCGCCAAAGTCGATCTCGGTGATGACGCCCCGCATGTGGCAGCTCACGGGAACAGCCAGCGTGTGGCGCTTGAGGGCGCCTCGCACGTGAAGGGCAATGGGGCCGCCCTCTTGAAAGCCAAGCTGCTGGATCACAAAGCGGTCGTACTCGCCAAGCGTAAACTCAGCCTCGAGCTTCTCCATGCCCATCTCGATTGGGATGGGAAGATCCATGCCGCCGGCCCTGTAGTCTTCGACCTTGTAGGTGAGCTTTGGCAGGACGATCTCGTCGACCATGCCGGCGTAGCCGCGGCCGTCGACAAAGAGCGTAAAATGCGTGAGCTTCTGCGGGAGATTGTTTAGCAGCGTCACCTAGAAGATCTCCTTTACGTGGTCGTCCGACAGCAGCGAGCGAAAGGTGATCCGCTCGGCCGGATAGGGCGGCGTAAACTCGTAGTCAAACGTGACGTGGCCTTCGGTGATCTGGGACACGGTGTTCGCCTCGGGGTCTATCCAGCAGTGGCCGCCGAGGATGGCCTCCTGGGCCTTGAGGTCGCGCAGGTAGTTGTTGATGCTTTCTGTGACCTGAGCGACGTAGCTTCTTGTGATGTTGCGGTCGACGGCCCAAAGGTGGCTCTGCAGGATCGCGTCATCGATAAAATCCCTGAGGCGCCGCACGTTGATGAACTTGTGCCGGCTGTCCAGCGCGTCGGCCTCGTCGTAAAGGGTCCGGTTGCCCCACAGGCGAAAGCCCTGCTCGTTCACAAAGGTGGCGATTTTGTTTTTGTTCAAAAGGTTGGCGCCGGACTCGCCCGCGGAGGGATCGAGCGAAAACTCGACCGGATGGGTAAGGCCGACGACCGACGAGCAAAGCCGGTTAGAGGGCGACACCCAAAACCCAAGCTCTGCGTCGGTCTTGGCGATCAAGGCGGCTGCAAGAGCCGAGCCGCCGACCACCCCGATCGGAGCGGCGAGCCGGACGTTTGGATAGACCGGATAGAGCCGCGAGCTGCGAAGACTCTGAAAGCTCCCGATCACCGCTTGCAGGTCGCCGCTGTCTGGGCTTTCAACAGACGCCACAGCGCGCAGCCGCCCTGCCACGCTGCTTAGAGCTGCCCTCACCGACTCGTCGGCGGAAAACTCGGGCGCGATCACAATGCGCGGCTGGGCGCCAAGCGCTGCCTTGGCCTTGAGCAGGCCGTATACGCCTGTCAGCTCGCCTTGCGTGCCCGCCACCTGGGTAGCCAGAGCGTCGGCCTCGCCAGGCCCGACTGTGACGACCACGCAGACGGCCTGCGTCTCCTCGTAGATCGCTGCCAGGGTCTTGGGCAGACTCCCCGGCACATCGAGTGCCCCGAAAAGCTCTCTGGCTTCCCGCGCCCCTCTCACGAGAATGGGCGTGTGGGCTGTGACCTTGTCCGACAGAGCCGACGTGCCAACAACCCCAATGACTGACGTCGCCGGGGTTCTCACCCCGGGGGCCGTCCTGGTCGTGACCGGCACGACCTCGATTCCATGCCAAAAACCTTCAGCCACCTGGCGACCTCCCCTGTTCGAGTGCCGTGATCCTGGCTTCCTGCTCGGTGACTTTCGTCTGCAGGGCTCTAACCTCGCCTGCCATCAGCTCTTGCAGCCTTCTCGTCTCGTCGACCAGGAGCGCTATCTGCTCTTCGAGAGTCACGTCCCTACTCCATAAAGAAAATGGCAGGCTTTCGCGCCGCCTGCGAAAAGAGAGCCTGGGCATCCCCCAGGATTTCTAGACTCATAACCCCTTCCTTTGGGCCTGGAGAGGCAAGCTCTGCCTCGGAGAACTCAAACTCGACAAGCCCGGCGCTCAGATAGAGGTACTTCTCGCTGTAGAGAGCTGTTTCCAGGCGAAAGCGTCGCTCGACGTTGTCGAGATAGATCGCAAGCGTCAGCTCGCGCGGAAAAGTCCCTCCCGCGCGTAGAAGCCAGAAGTCTCTGAGCCCGACCTTGAGGCTCCCTCCCGTCTTCTTGGTAAACTGGTACTCGATAAGCCCCGTATGGGAGACTGGAGACGACAAATCGAGCTCGATCTCCTGCAGGAGAGCTTGAGCCCCCGCCCCGGCAGGCCAGCCGAGGAGCGCTCCAAGCCGCCCTTTGTAGCGGGCAAGCTCACCCAAAGCCTCGGCCTTCACGGCCTCGAGTTCAGTTCGCACCCCCTGAACAAGCCTCGCAGTCTCGGCCTTTTGGGTCTCAAGGTCAGCCCGCAGAGCCGCAAGCGAAGCCTTGGCGACCTCCTTGAAGGTCAAAAATTCCCCTCGGGTGGCAGTCAGCTCTCGCATCAGCTCGAGCGTGTGGCGCTGGCCTTGAGTGAGAGAGAGAGCCACTGCAGCAAGCTCCCTTGCCAAGGAGAGGTTTAGACGCTCTCCGACCCCATCGACTGCAATGAGCGAGTCGGGGATCTCTTCGAGAATGAGGTCGATGCCAAAAAGCAGATCTTCCGACGGTATCCGCTTGGCGAGAATCTCGCCTCTCTTGGAGAGCACGGCAAAGAGAAGGGGCGCCTCACCCCCCTCGAGGCTTGCCACAATGCCCATCTCGCCGACGTCGTAGGCTTCTCTCCCAGAGCGAAACTCGGCTGTGAGATGGACGCGGTTTCCAGAGACCCGGTTTGAGTCGGCAAGCGCCGAGCCCTCGACTTTTTCCTTGAGCGCTGCTTCGGAGCCGTCTGGATCGTAGGAGGCCTTTCCCAGCTCAATGCCGACAAAGCGAAGCCTCTTACCCCTGGCCTCGGCCTCGGCCAGGGCCTCGAGCCCGCGTCTTGTAATCCTCGGGCGCTCCATCAACGCCCCACGACGGCGGCAAAACGCTTGATGCGAGTCACCCGCGCAAACATCGCTGCCCCGACTGTGGCCTCGGCCTCAAACATGACGTCGAGGTCAAAGCGGGCACGCAGGGGCTTTAGCGACTCGATAACGCGCAGGATGCGGCGTCTTTCAGCCTCGCCAAGGGGGCGGTTGTCCTTGCTCAGTAGGATGACTTTGAAGGTGTAGGGCTCCCTCGGCTCGGGGTGGTCCCACCACTCGCGGATTCTTGCCTTGACGCCAAGGGTCTCCATGGCCAAGTCGATCGCAGCCAGGGTGCCGCGCAGCCGCCTGATCGCGGCAAAGCGAGAGATGATCTCACGGCGCCGCCTCGTCAGGTCGTCTTCGCTCTCCACCCCAACAAAGTCCTCGTCCCACAGCTCAACCCCCCGCTCCCAAGCCAGATACGGCAGAAAGGCCGGCGGGCAGGTGTCGGGGTCAAAAAGCGAGGCAAAGTCAAATGAGAGGCCCTCGAGCCTCTCTCCTGCAACATCCTCGAGCGTCCTCTCAAGCGGCGTCGAATTTTTCGGCAGAAGGCTGGTCACGAGGACATCTCCAGCTTGAGGCCGTCCGCACCCTCCTCGAGAAGCGGCGCCTCAAAGACCTCGCACAAGACGCCGTCCGAGGGCTCGAGCAGCTCGGCCGAGGTGACGTCGTTTTGGGCATGGAGCGCGGCATAGAGGACAGACGGCTCGAGGCTTGCCCCCACCCGAAAGCGGCTCCTAAAAAGCTCTCTAAGCGAGGCCTCGGCCTGAGCGCGAACCATTCGCCAGTCGGCGCCGTAGGGCACTTTGAGGCGCGCACGGAGGCGAAAGCGCTTTATGGAAGCCTCCTCGACAGTGAGGTGATCGGTCAGCGCGCGCACGTAGGCCATCTTGTCGCGAAGCAGCGCCAGGTCGGCCGCCCGCACCGACTCTTCTGTCTTGGGGTCAAAAAGAACCCAAAGCTTGATCCGCGCTGGCCCCACCTCGGCGCAGTTGGCGTCGACGACATACCCTCCACCGGAAAGCCGAACGGCCTTGGCCTGAGCGATGTAGCCGACTTTTGACCCGGCAGCCGACAAGAGATCGTCCTCGTCCAAAAACCGCCCAATGAGACTCTCGTCTGTCTCGGCTGCGGCCCGCATCAAGCCGCGCCGCGCTGCGACGTGATCGAGGTTTGCCCCCCGGGCAAAGGCCGGCATGGTGGCACGCGCGGCCTCGTTCACACGGGCGCGCAGCAGCAGCTCGCGGTAAGCACACACCTCGAGCACCTTGACGGCGGGGTCTGACTCGAAAAGGTCGACGGCTTCGCCGTAGCGAGCGCGAAAGTCTTCGAGTAGCTGGCGCTTGATCGCCTCATAGCTCAAGGTCTCCACCACCTCGGGCGCCGGCAGACGACGAAGATCAATCACGCCAGCTTTCACCGCTCAAGCCTCACGGCGAGCGAAAACGGCGTGTCTGTCACCTTGATGATGCCGTCAAGCAGGATGGAGACTGTCCCGTCTTCGACTTTTTTCTCGTCCTCTGGCCCGTCGAGCACCCTCACGGCGTTAAGCCTCACCCGAGGCTCCCAGCGGGCGACGGCCTCGTGGACAGCGGTAAAGATCGACATCTTGTCGATCCCCCTGCCGAGCAGCTCAAAAAGCCTCGACCCATAGTTTCTCAGCATGACGCGCGAGCCCTTAGGCGTGGTGAGGATGTCTTCTAGGCTTTGGCGGACGTGCTCCTCGGGGGAGAGCTTTTTTCCCGTGCGACGCGACATCATCCAAACTTTCCTTTCCCACTTGCCGGGTCGACCTGGACCTCGTTTTTCTCGACGATGTAGGCGACAAGCTCGGCAAGAAGATCGGCCAACACGGCGCCCCTGGCCCCCTCGGCGTCAAGCTTGAAGCCAAGCTCTTTCATCTTGGCGAGTATCCTCTCTCTGGCCTCGTCCTCGTTAAGCATGCTTCACCTTGCAGCGAAGAGAGCCCTGCGGGTGCGGAGAGCCGGTGAAGGCGCAGACGGCTTCTGTCGTGACCACGCCGGCACTTGCGTCGGCGCCGCCAAGCGCCACACTGTCAGCCTCGACGACGACCGTCTTGGCCTTAACGACGATGCTTGCCCCGCCAACGACCTCGAGCCTTGCCCCCTCGGGCAAGACGACCCGCATGGCTTTGGCCGCCTTGTCGTAGGACACGCTCGCGCCGTCGCTATAGTTCAGGCGGTGGCCATCCTCCTTCGGCAAGCTGTCTTTTGTCATGACAGCCCCGAGGATGACCCCTTGCGCAAGCGAGCCCGAGGGAAAGAGACAAAGGACCTGCTCGCCGACCTCGAGCGGCCAGTTCTCGTTGTCCCCCTTTGCTCTCCGTTTCAGGGTCGAAAGCGGCGGGGTCTCCAGGCCGCCTTCGATCCTGACCCGTGCCCTGGCGCCAAAGTCCAGGGTGGCCGTGACGACGCCAAAGCTCACAAGGCTTGCAAGCTGACGCCGCATCTCGGCTGCCTCAAACGCCGTCACCGCTTGTCCTCCGTGAGTTTTGCCTTGCGCACGATGACGGGAGCAGGCGCTGTGCTTCTTCGCACGACGACAAGGGGCGCTTTGCTAGCCCCCTGGCGCGGCTTTGGCGGGGGAGGCGGCGTTGGCTTGGCCGCAGGCTTTGGTGCCGGTTTTGCTGCCGGCTTGGGCGCAGGCTTAGCGGTCTTTTCCTTGGGCGGTGGCGGAGCCTTCTTAGGCTTTGGAATCTTGTGCTTTCCGCGAAAGCCGTGCTCGAAGTCGGAGCACTTTTTCAGCGCTCTCTCGCGAATCTCAGGCGGCAGGTCCAAAAGCTTGGCCCTTAGCTTGTCAAAATGCCTCCAGGTCCAAAACTGCCAGCTCCTTCGAGCTTTTGCCGTCTCCTTGAAGGCCTCACTTTTGGTGACAAACTCGTAGAGGTCGTCTTGGGCGGTGCAGACGTCAAGGCCAAGCTTGAGGATGGCCGAGCAAAACTGGACGGTCCAAAGGGGGGAGGCCTTGGCGGGGTCTTTGAGCTTTTTTTCAAGGATCGGCCAGGCCCACTCGCCGACGTAGCCGTCAAAGGCCATCTTGGAGAAGGGGTCAAAGGCCGTAAACGGCAGGTAGCCAAGCCTGGTGGCCTCCTCGGTGAAATCAAGCACCACGTGCTTTCTTTTGGTCACGGCGGCACCTTTGCAGCTTCTGGGTACATGGCCAAGCTCTCCCAGTCGTTGACGCCAAGACGCACCAGCTGCACCCATTCGCAAGACCACACCTCGTAGCCTGCAACCGCAAGATCAAACCGCGCGTCGACACAGCGCAAAACCCGCGCCTGTCTCGCGTAGTCGACAAACGTCTGGTTATGAATAGCAAGCGCCATGCGGGCTGCGATGTCGCGAGCTGTCACCATCTGGCGGCCGCGCGCAGGCGGCAAGACGGCCAGCGCCTCCCAGCGCGTCTCAAAGTCCATCTCGCCTGTCATGGGGTCGCCTTCAGGCTCAAAGTCGGTCAGCTCAAAGAAGATGGCCGGCACCTTCTCGATCTTTTTGGTCTCGGGATAGGCGTCGTAGACGGGGATCTTGGGAAAAACCCGCCTCAGCTCGTCGCCGACTTTCTTGTAGATCTCGCCAAACATCGTCTCTAGCCGAGTAGGCCTCCGCGGTATCTGACCTCGTGGAGCAGGTTTTTTAGAAATGCCTCGCGCACGTCCACCTTGAGGACTGCCGCGCTGGCAGCCGTGTGCAGCTCTGCCTTCTCGACCTGAAGTGGATGCCTTGCCAAAGAAAGCCGGCGGTAGACCTTGCGCTCAAGCCGCCCAAGCCGCCCGGGAGCGATAAAGGCGCCCTCGACTTGCCTCCCCTGGCGTGTCGCAACTCCCGCCCGACCTTGCCTGGCGCCTGCCAGGATCAAGGGCAGATCGTGAGTGATCATCGAGAGGGTAGCCGAAAGCCCCCGCCCCCTCGTCTTGATCCTCTGGCGCACGGGCCTTAGCGGCACTCTCGCCTCGTCTGCCGTCTCATGTGCCAGCTTTCGTGCAAAAGTCCTCACCGTCCGCGAGAGAGCCCGCGCCATGGCCGCCTCGAGCGTCTTCTCAGACATCTGGACCGCTTCTGCGAGGCCTTCGATTTCCTTTTCGAGGCTCAAGCGAAGTCCTCTCCAAGCTCGGTGTCGAGCTCTTCGGCAAGATCAAGCTGACTCATCCCGGTCAGGTCGTCGTGGCAGGCGGCCACCCGGTAGCGCCTGCCCTCAACGGCAAAGACATCCCCAGCCTCGGCCCCCGAAAGATCACTCGTCAGGCCGAGAAACTGGCTGTTCTCGGCCGAAACGCGCATCGAGCCGACGGCCTCGTCGAAGAATTTCACGTCAAAGACGCCGGCCACTTCTCTGCCGGAAAGCTTCCCGGTCTCAAACACCCCCCGGTGGACGAGGTCTGTTCCTCTAAAAAAAAAGGTAATGTCCCCCTCGCCAAAGGCATCTTTTGGTGTCAACTCTCCCCCCGCCGCGTCCGCCCGCGCTCAGGACTTGGCTCTGGCCCCGCGGGTGGCTTGATGGTGTCGTAGAAGGCAAACGACTCGGGGTGGCGGATGGCGATGTCGACGTCTTGAATGACTCGGATGCGCACTGTACCCGAGGTGCCCTTCAGATAGGGGTTCACCTGGACGTCGAGCACCCCCCACTCGCCGATCACCAGATCGGCCCAGTTGCCAAAGATCATGGCGCTCTTGTCGCCGTTTAAGTTGTCGGGGACGATGGTGGAGACCTCGGCCGGGTAGCCGTTGACGATGCCACGGCCGGCGGGTCCGCTTCCCCAGATAAAGGTGCTGCTGTTCTCGTTGACGAGAGTCGTTTTCAAGACGCCAGAGACCCTGGGGTTTGTGAGATAGGCAAGCGAGCCAAAGTTGGCGTTGGCCTTGGCAATCGCCGTCTCGAGCATGACGACGGCGTTAAAGTCAAAATCCATTAAGGGCACACTGGTGACGCCCTCGGTCAAGAGAATGCCTCGCGGCTGGTTGTCCTTGCCGCTGCCGGCGATGGCTGCCAGGTCGATGGCGCTGGCCACGGCCGTGGCGAGGTCTTCTCTCACGACCTCTTCGACGTCAATGGAGCTTTGCAGGATGAGACGGCGAGAGATATCGGTGAAGGCACCCACGGACTTTGGCGAAAGCGGCACCTGGTCGGTCTTAAAGGGCTGCTCTTCGACGTCCTTGGTCTCTGCCACCCAAAAGGCCTTGGCGCCGCCGGCCATCCTCGGCAGAGTCACGTTGCCTTCAAGGCCCGAGAGGATCTTGGCGCCAAGCTGGCGGATCACAAGCCGCGCCCGGAGCGCCTCGATAAAGCTGCCAGGCGGGATATTGGTGGCAACGAGCGAGCCGGCAGACCCCGGCGCTGTCGTCGTCTCAAAGCGCGAGGCAAACATCACATCCGAGGGCACGAGAAAGCCGCTGGTCTCACGCTTAAACTTCGCCGCTGCGGCCTCACTCACCTCGCGCTCAAACTCGGCCCCCCGCCAGTCGTTGTTGAGGGCAGCGCGCATGGCTTTCAGAAATGAAAACCGCTTGGTCTCGTTGCGGCTGAGACCGATGTTCTCGCGCGCCGAGGTGGGGGCTGCCGCCGGCAGCTCAGGGCGTGACTCCATTGCCAAGAGGAGCTTTCGCGAGAACTCGTCGACCGAGAGGCCTTCCATCAGGGCCGCGCGCGCCAGATCTTGTTTTTGAAACCTGTCTCCAAGCGAGATGATCTCGAGCGCCCGCTTGCGTTCGTCTTCGGCGCCTGCTGCCACCACCACTGCAACGTCCTCCCTCTTTGGCTCTGCGGCGCTCTCCTCTTGGGGGCCGCCCAGCTGGTTGATGTCTTCAAAGTGACTGCCCCGGCCGACTCCGACTGTCGGGTCGGCCGGCACGGCCTCGAGCGAGATCTCGAGCGGCTCCCAGTCGGTGACGCGGTAGGTGTCAGGTCCCTCGCTTTTTTGCTCCTCGAGCTTTAGCTCGTGGTAGCGGTAGGAGACCGACACGTTACTTTTGATGCCGTCTTTGACGTCCTGGAAGGCTTCCTCGCCGAGCTGGTTTCTGGAAAATTTCACAAGCGCCTTGCCGCGCCGGCCCTCGACGGTGGCCTCCAGCACGACTCCGATCTGCTGATTACGGTCGTGGTTTAAGAGAAAAGCTCCGCCGCGGTTGATCCTCGCAAGGCGCACGGCCCGCGCCCCGTGGTCGAGAACCTCTCTTCCAAACCACCGGTCGACGGGGGCTTCCGAGGAAAACGTCAAAACGACCGTGCGGGCCTCGTCGTTGATCTCGCCCGAGGCAAGGTCAGAGAGCCTATGAGAGATACTGCTCGTCTGACTCAGTAGCCTCTGCCTCACCCTCGTCTCCGCTATCTTCTTCACTGCCCTCTCCAAAGCTCAGACCGAATTTTTCGGCCTTGGCCTTCTCGGCTACGATTTCTGAAAAGACGTCGTCCAGTGACCTCCCCTGCTCGGAGATGATCTCTGTGCGCGATTTGAGCCCGGCCTCGAGCGCCAGGATGTTGGCCTTGGTGTCTTTGAGCGGGTCGACCCAGGCCCAGCGCCTGGCGACCCACTGCGGCGAGTCAAAGCGGTCCATGTTGACCGGCGTGATTTTCGTGAATTTCTTGGAAAGCACCGCTCCCGTCAACCACTTCGCGTAGACGGCCTCGCACAGGTTTTCAACGAGCCAGTTTTGCAGGCACACGTAGTGGTCACGCTCCTCGAGAAGACTCGAGCGAAGCGACGAGTAGCTGACGCTTTCGACGTCGTTGGCTAGCGAGTTGTAGGAGATGCCAAGACCGGCCGAGATGCCGCGCAAACAGGCCTTCACAAAGGGGCCGAAGTTTCCGGCCGGGTGCTCGGGGTTCCAGGGCTCAAACTCGACTCCCTCGGGCAGCAGCTCAAAGCTCCCCGGCTCGGCCTTCTGGATGACGCTCCCCTCCTCGTCGGGCTTGAGGTCGTCGCCAACATAGCTAGAGCCGCCGGTCTGCTTGAAAAAGCCCATCTTGGAGCTTGCCACCCGGGCTGCGACCAGCTCGGCCTCCTCGTAGCCGCCAAGCATCTTGAGGCGACTCATGGCCGTGTGGATCCACGGCACGCCGCGGGTTTGTTGCGGCATGTCCTGCATGAAAACGTGCAGGATCTCGCCGGCCGGGATGCGCCGGTAATGCCGGCCTGCCACCACCTCGCCCGTGTCGCGGCCGGCCTTGAAGTAGTAGGCCGTGGGCTTTCCCCACTCGTCGAGCTCGACTCCCATCGAGATGAGCCTCTCGCCCTTGCTGTCGGAAAGCGTCTCGTCGAGCAGGGCCGGGTCGATCACCTGCAGCGCCAGACCGTAGGGGTAGCGCTCGCCGTAGACAAAGCGAATGAAGGCCTCGCCGTCGCGCGCCACCCCCTGGAGCACAAGGCGCTGAACATCCCGCCAGGAAAGCCTCCCGGTAACGTCGCAGACGCCCTTTTTCCCCCAACGTCGAAACTGCTCCTCGATCTCGTCGTTCACCTGGTGGTCGATTTCGCCCTGCACCTTAAACGAGCACCTAAGCTGAATGCCCTTGGGGCCGACCACGTGCGTGTTGAGGAGCGCGAGAAAGCGCTTCACGTAGTCGTTGTTTTGCGCCAGATCGCGCGAGCGGCCCCGAAGACGAGACAGCGAGGCGAGGATGTCTTTGTCGTAGGGGGTGTCAGCCCCCCAGCCTGCCGCCTGCAGCCGGGAGGTCTTGGCGGCGTCAAAAACCCTTTTTTGAACCTTGTCTTTGCGCCCGAGAAAGACTCTGGCAAACCAGCCCACGTGTCTTTAAAACCTCACGAGGACTTGGCGGGCAGACGGCAGATCACCGCGTCTGACGCGCGCTTCGAGCCGAGCTATCTCTTTTTGGTAGTAGGTGCGAGCCTCGAGAAGTTCTTTGAGCGGGATCTTGTCGAGCCGGCGCTTTCCGAGGTTGGTCTCGATCTCAAAGGAGGAGACGTCGCTGCCGACGCGGCCTGCAATCGTAGCGTCGATGGCGCGCGAAATCTCACGAGCGCGCTCGAGCGCCTCTTTGACCTCTTCCACTAGTTTCTCCAGGCGTTCACAAAGCCGACGCCACTTGGCCGCTTCTTGAGGAGGACCTTTTTTTTCTCGCTCGCCTTGCCGTGGGCGTCTCTCAGGCGCTCCATCCTCTGGGTGATCTCGCGAAAAAGCGGGTTGAGGATGACGGCGGCCGCGTGCGCGTAGACGGCCGTGTCGAGAGCTTCGTTGCGACGGTGCCGCGGCAGCTCCCACACCTTGACGGGGTGGCCATTTTGGTAAGTGATCTTCACGCGTTCTGAGGTAAGCTGTTTATAGTAATCACCAGAAAGCGCCACGGGGAAATGTATGTAGCCGGGGCCTGGGTCTGAAAGCTTGAGCCTCTGGTAGAGGAGAGTCTTCCCCTCGTCGACGCCAAGCGGATAAAGCACCACCTCGCGCCCGTCAGAGGGGCTTTTGCGCCTGGTCGGCGCACCGACGACTGGCCTTCCCGTGCCGCGCATACCTTTTATGGCAAAGACCCTCTGGCCGGTCTTGCCGCGCACGTAGTCGTAGACGATCTTGGTGTTGTCGCCCGCGTCGACGGCGGTTGCCACGACGCGGACCGGAAAGCCCCACTCGTGGCGAAACTCTTTTGCCCTAAGCTCGTCAAGCTGAGCCCAGGGGCTGTCTGTGGCGACGTCCCCCCAAAAGACATAATAGCCGATGACCCAGGCCTCCCAGTCTTCGCCGTAGCCGATGACGTGGGCCTCGAGCCGGTCGTCTTGGACGTCGACTCCGAGGACAAGCACCCTGACTCCTGCCGGCACCTCGGCCGCGTAGTCTTCGGCTCTGGCAGAAAGCAGACTGCCGGCCACCGTGTCGACCTCGTCCTCGTAGGGCTCGCCGAGAAAGGTGTTGTAGAAGACCTTCATCTTCTCGGTGTCTCTTTGCGCCGCCATGTACTCGCCTGCCGTCTCGCCAAAGGAGACCCACGGCGAGTAGAGGGCCGAGACGTGAAAGCCGACACTTGTCCCCCGCCTCTCTGGGTCAAGACAGCGCCAGCGGCCGGCTTTGAGCGCCACAAGCTTGTGGCCGTCGTGAATGGCGCCTGCGCACTCCTGGCAGCGGTAGAAGGCCGTCTCAGTCCTGGCGTCCTCCCAGACGACCCCCTCCCACTCGAGGACGATAAAGGCCTTGCAGTGGGGACAGGGCAGCTCGAAGACGTGCCGTCTTGAGGCCTCGTAGAGGCGGTTTATCTTGGAGGTCCGGCGCTCCCGCGAGGGCGAGCTGGCGGCGATGAATTTTCGGTTGTAGAAGGTCGACGACCGCTTGCGGGCCAGGTCCAGCGGGCTTCCCTCAGAGCCGGCCGAGTCGGGCATCCGGTCGACCTCGTCGGCATAGACGATCCTGATCGGCCGTGACGAGAGCGAGGCCGGCGAGTTGGCGCCGGCCAGCGAGATGTGACCGCCGGCAAAGCGCTTGTGCAGCATGGTGTTGGAGGAGTCCTTGGCCCTGGGGTCTTCGACGATCTTGGCAAGGACTTTTGCGTCGCGAATCATGGTGGCAAGCCGGTCTTTGCTCCAGATCTCAGCCAGCTCAAGCGTTGGCAGAAGCACCAGCTGGGGGCTTGGCTCCTGGTGGGTGTAGTAGCCGATGCAGTTGAGGAGAAACTCGGTCTTTCCGACCTGGGCTGCGGCCTTGACGATGACCTCTTTTACCTCGGGCGCCTTGACGGCCTCCATGATGCCTCTCAGATAAGGCACAGCATCGGTGCGCCAGCGGCCAGGCGAGGCCGAGGCCTCGCCCGAAAGCACGCGGTAGCGCTCGGCCCAATCCGAGATGGAAAGCCTGGGCGGCGGCGCAAAGGCTTCGCGAAAGACAGAAAGCAGCTCCCCTTCGGCCCTCAAATGACTTCTCCCCTGGACAGCTCGCCGAGGGCGTCGTCGATGGCCCGAGTGAGCACCTCCTCGACCTCGGACGCCTCGCCAAGGAGAGCCAGCGTGGGCGCCAAAGACGGCGGAATCGAAAGAAGCCTGGCCTTGGCAGCCATGACGGCCGCCTTCCAGAGCTTTTTCACCTCGTCGACTGGCACAAGCTCTCGCTCTTTTTCGAGCAGCTCGAGCTCGAGCTTGTCGGCCCTCACCTTGGTAAGCCTGATCTGCTCGGCCTCAAGTGCTCCTCCTCTCGGATCTTCCTTCAAAGCCTGGCTCCGCTAGAGGTTTGCAGGCGGACAGTCGGCAGCCAGTCGATGGCGACCTCGCCGTCGTCGATTTTTAGATAGGCGTAGGTCTGCTCGACATCCCCGTGATTCATCTTGTGCTGAATTTTACGAATATCCGTGCCGATCTCGTAGGCAAACTTGGCCCAGGAGACTCTAAGGCTGTGAGCTCTTCTCTGGCTTCCCCCGGCAGCAAGCGGCGTGATGCCGGCCTTGTCGAAAAGAATGCTGATGCGGCGACAGCTTCCCGCAATCGTCATGGGGGCACTCTTGTCGTCGAGCGAGGCGCAGAAGAGGTAGGCTTCGGGGGGTGCGTCGACAAAGTAGCGATCGATATAGGCTTCGACCATGTCGGAGACTGGCTTTGAGACGCCCACCGTGTAGCGATTGGCGTTGGCTTTGCTGTCGATGGCGAGGCTTTTTCCGCGGCGTGTCTCGACAAGATCGCATTTTCTGAGCGACAGAAGCCCGCTGTGGCGCATGCCGACGCCGGCCAGGAGGTAGACGGCCAAAAGGTCGCGGTGGGCCTTCCAGCGCTGCGAGACGTTGAGCGGCGGCGTTGACTTGAGAATTTCCTGCGCGGTGTTGATGACCTTGGCGGTCTCCTCTCTTGTGAGGGCCTCGGTTTGGATCTTGCGCTCGACTTTGGGGGTTTTAAGCCGCAGAAGAGGATTTTTTGGGATTTCCTCTTCGACAAAGCAAAACTGCATGAAGGCTTTGACGGCCTTCAGCTCGCTGGCGATGGTGGCCGGCTGCTTGCCAAGCTCGGTTCGGTACTGCTTGAAGGCAACGGCGCTCTCGAGCGTAAACTTGTCGAGACAGTCGACGGGGCTTTCGAGCACGCTGGCCGCAAAGCTGCGGTAGGTGGCAAGATGCGTCCGGTAGAGCTTGGCGGTGGACGGCTTTCTTTGGCCGGACAGAAAAAGCTCGATAAGCTGCTCGAGCCGTCCTTCGGGCGTCTCGGCGCGGGCGCCAAGCCTCGCAAGCGAGGCGACCGGCTCGCACTCGTCACTCCGCGGCGCCTGGCGCCGCCGGCAGCCTCTCGTGTAGCGATGGGCAGCGCTCTGGGAGACGTTGTACTTCTTTGCCAAGGCCTCCAGGGTTGCGCCCTCTCGCCTCTCGCGCTGCATGTCGCCCACAAACTTCTTGCCGTGGGCCTCGGCAAGGCTTGGCACCCGCCTTACTCGAAGCGTCCGCTTGCGGTGGGTGCTCATGATGGCGCCGAAAAATGAGTTGGTCGCCTGCTCTTTGGGATCGAGCAGAATGTTTTCGACCAGAAGCCGCACGTAAACGCCGTCTTTCCTGCGCTTCTCGTAGAGTTCGACAAAGACGTCGTTGTCGACCTTGAGGCTGTCGAGCCCTTCGATGACGACCACGCTACGATCTTCGGCCGTCAGCATCAGCGAGCGAAAGGGGGTATTCTTTTCGAGAACCACCCGCACCTTGTTCATCCGCTCGTCCAGGTGCGGCAGCATCTTGCCCGGATGCCGCCGCTCCTCCTGCTCCCGGTAGACGTGCTTCATCTCATCGACTGAGCCACCAAGCGGCACGTAGTAGATCGTAAGCACCCTAGACCTCTACTTTCATTGAATAAACCACGCCAAAACCACCCCCTCTCTCCCAGGGTGGGAGGTTTCGCTTAACCGGGGGTTACTCAACTGGCGCAGGCGGCCCTCGTTGATGAGACGCGAAAGCCTTGCGGCTCAAAGGCCGCTCGCGCGCGGCAACGACTTCTGGCGGAAAATGGACCTATCCAGCTAAGATAGCAGACGAAATGAGAAAGATTTAGTGGTTTTGCCATGATGCGGAAGGCTTCAAGGAATGTGCTTACAAAGTCGGCAAACGGGTCCTTCGAAACCCACCTATTGCGGTGCCGGCGGCGCCGCGCCCCCTCCCTAGAGAATGAAAAATTTTGCGGACTTACGGCCTGAGCCGGGAGGAGGGCTGGTTTCGTATATATTTTTGATAAAAGGGCTGGCCTGAGCTAAAGTATATACAAAACATGCCGCCGCCAGAGAGGGGGTGATGATGACAAACGACATGCCCAAGAAAGAAGCTGACCTCGCCGAGGCCAAAGCACTCGAAGATGACTTTCGAGCCCAACGTCAAAACGACTGGGTGGCTCCCCAAGGCGACGAGCTTTCCCAGCTCCACGAGATCGACCAGCAGGTCAAAGAAAACCTCGCCAAGCGTCACGCCGGCGGCCGGCCCAAAAGCGACGAGCCCCTGGTGGCCATCTATATGAAGTGGCCAGAGTCGCTGCTAGCCAACGCCAAGGAAGAGGCAAGGCGCCTCAACATCGGCTACCAGAGCTTCATCAAGATGGCCGTTACCGAGTACATCCGTCTAAGGCGTGCCAGTGAGCGCCAAGCGACCCAGCTCGGCGACAAGCACACGCTCGCAGAGGAGGGCGAGACCGCAAGAAACGGCCACCTCGCCGAGTGGGCCGGAAAGGTCGAGCCCCTCGAGCCCGGCCAAGCCGTCGACGAGATGATCGACGACATGCGGGGAGGCCGCCCCAAGGAGCGTCGCTGAATTAAGCATCGGCCTACTCACCACCGCCGTGGGTGCGGCAACGCCGCACACCAGGGCAGCAGCCGTTGGAGCAGCAGTCGGTGGCCTCCTTCAGCTTCGGGAACTTTCCAAGAAACTGTCCCGCGTGCAGAACCTCGATGCCACCGCGCCCATCTTCCGGATAGTCGGCGAGGTTACTTGTGATGAGGGTGGCATCGTAGCGGGCCGCCGCAGCCAGGAAAATCGCGTCATCAGGGTCACGCGTCCACTGCCCATCTCCCAGCGCCGGATCGAGCGGCGTCAATCGACGCCGTGAGCAGGAAGTCGATCATCCACAGCGGCGGCATCCTGCCCTTGAGGCGAGGCATATAGGAATCGCTCGCCATCTTCTCTCGGTACTCGTCCCTGATGCCCGGACAGACAAAGACCTCGACCTCACCTTTCAAAGCCGCGATGAGAACCTTCGAGGCAACCGAAATCTGGGCATTCCCAGCGGCAAACGCTGCCAGGTTTCCGGCGGCGGCGATCAAGATGTTTGTGTCGATGACAACGCGCGGGCGCCCCGTCGTCATGCGCGGGCTTTCTTCACTCTGTCGATGTAAGCGGCAAGCTCCGAGTCGTCAGTCGGGATCGAGCCAAACTGCTGCTCGAGGTCGGCCGCAAAGGACCTCGACCAAGCGTAGAGGTCGTCGAGCACGGCTTTGCGCTGCGTCTTGTCACTTGCCGGCTGATGGCGATGCTTTTTCAGGTCGCCAACGGAAACGCCCCAACCCTCAGCGATAAACTTCAGCTTCTCCTCGTCGGAGGAGACGGGAGAGACCAGTCCGCCAAGCTTTTTCTTGGTCTCCGCCTGACGGGTAATCTCCTGCTCAATAAGAGCACGCGCCTCCTTGACGGCGGCCTGCACGAGCAGCGCGCTCATGCTGACACCGCGCAGCTTGGCCCCCAAAGCGATGAGACGCTTCTCCTCAGGCGTTACGCGGATGGGCTGCACCTCGGATTTACGGCTCATGAACCAGCTCTCCCTTCCCCGACCAACCCTCGTTTGAGGGAAGGTATATACAACGTATATCGGAAAATTCGCCAAAAGTCTTTAGCGCCTGGTTAACTATTTGTTTTTTGAAAAGAAATCAGACGGATCTGTCTGCCATCACGCCAGAATCACCTCAAGCGGATTCACTCTCGTGCCGACAAGTGTATAGAGTATGATATATATACTCGTCATCCTGGAGTGAAGAGAGAAACCCGATGGCCCAACTGAACATCTACGTGCCCGACGAACTCGAGGGCAAAGTCCGCAAGGAAGCCTCGCGCCGCGGCCAGAGCATCTCGGCCTTCATCGCCGAGCTCGTGCGCAAGGAAGTCGGCAGCGACCAGTGGCCGCTGGGCTTCTTCGACTTGGCCGGCAGCTGGGAAGGCGACTTTCCAGAAATCGAAGACCTGCCCCCGCAAGAGCGCGATTGGGGAGACTCGTGAGGCGTATCCTCGACACCAACACCTGCATCGCCTACCTGCACAAAGGCGAGCAGGAGGTCGTCCAGAAATTCGCACAGGCAAAGCCGCGGGAGCTGCTGCTGTGCAGTGTCGTCAAGGCGGAACTCCTCTATGGCGCGCGGCGCAGCCAGCGTGTCGCTGACAACCTCGACAAACTCGAACGATTTTTTGCCAGCTTCGAAAGCCTCCCCTTCGACGACAAAGCAGCCGAGTTTTACGGCACCAACCGTGCGCTGCTTGCGCGCGCTGGAACGCCGATAGGAACCAACGATCTGCTCATCGCCTCGATCGCCCTGGCGCACGACGTGGCAGTCATAACCCGCAACACCAAAGAATTCACTCGCGTGCCAGGCCTCAGGGTCCAGACATGGTGACGAGAGATGCTGCGAAAGCTTCGCCAAACTGCCCACCAGCACGACTGCGGCTTGGCGGCAAAGGGCTAAGACGATTGACGCCTTCCTGCGAGCAGAAAACTCCCGAGGTGCCCTCCCCATGGAAACCATCAACGCCCGAAATCTCAAAGCCGAGCTGAAAGACTATCTCGACCTCGCCGCCACGGAGCCCATCCGCATCAACCGCCGCTCCGGGGAAGCCCTCATCCTCATGCGAGAAGACCTCTACGCCTCCATGCAAAACGAAATCCTCTCCCTGCAGCGCCGGTTGCTCGGTATGTCGCAGGCGCTCGAAGGGCAAGGCAGCATGGTCGAGCCCAGCGAGGCCGCAGGCCGCCTTCGCGCCCGTGCTCGGGCAAAGAAGGACGCCGCCACGTGAAAACTCAGCTCGTCGAGCTGCTCAAGCTACCTGAGCGACCTAGAGAGATCCCTGTAATCGACACCCCTTCCTCCCTCCCGTAAAAGACCCGACAGATTGAACAATCTCCTTTAAAATCAAATATAAACGCAGGTCGGAAGCTCAAGGTGGTCTACATGTTCGACAAGAAGCTCAAGCAGTTCATCCTGAAGACCGCCTACGAACCCAACCCCCAAGAGGAGATGATCTATGGCGCGCAATACCCAGCCTACCAACCCTGAGTATCTCCACGATGTGGAGGACTGGGAGTCGGGCAAGTTGGGCGCGGATGCTGCCCACGCGAAGCCCACGAGTGCCGAGGACGAGCGGGAGATGGACGAGGCCATGGGCCTTCAGGTCGTCTCCGTGCGGCTGCCGAAGCAGCTTATCGCACAGCTGAAGCTGCTGGCGGGCGACAAGAGGCTCGGCTACCAGCCATACTTGCGGATGGTCCTGATGGATCACGTCCGATGCACCGTGCCCAGCGGCGGCATCCTGCCCTTGAGGCGAGGTATATAACCTCGCCAAGCGTCACAGCGACGGCCGGCGCCACTAGCTCTCTGCCGAGCCCCAAGTCAGCTTCACTCAAAGACGATACGAGCCCTCTTACCCATAACGGCAGCCAGCTCGGCGATCGTCGCAAGCGTGAGGTTGGCTTCACCCTTGAGAATGCGCGCACTCTGCCGCGTGCTCGTCTCCATGCGGCGTGTGAGCTCGTTAAAGCCTATGTTCTCCTGAGCCATAAAGCCCGCCACCGCCTTGGAGATGCTCTCCTGCATGGCGCGCAGAATCGCAAGCTCCGCGTCGACAGCAGCGTCTTGGCGGGTGATCTCTTCGTCGCTGAAAAGCTCGCGCCGAATGTCGTCGTAAGACTCAAACGCCGCCACCCGCTCCGGCGTGAGACCCCCCGTCTGATGATCTTTCGCCTTCGCCATAACGCCCTACCTCGCTGTCTCGCAGTCATCGCCGGCCAGGCCGAGCATACGCCGACGGGCTGTCTCGATATCGCGCTCCTGAGAACTCTTGTCGCCACCTACAAGCAGAACGACCAGCGATGAGCCGACCCATGTAAAGTAAACTCGGTAGCCAGGCCCTTTGGTCGTGTCGCGCAGCTCATAGAGTCCCTCACCGATAAATTTGCAGCCCGGCAAGCCGAACTCGCGCCCTGCTTTGGCAAGCTTGCTGATCAAGCGGTCGACGGCCATGGCGCCTCGCTTATTCTCTTGGCGCAGATTCCGCAGCCACTCCTTGACCGGCTTGCGGCCGCTGGGAGTCTCCCAGCATCTGACGTCAATCCTCATCGGCAAATCCCCTAGAACACTTTACTACAAGAAACCACTATCTCAAAGTAAAGCACCCGCGCTTTGGTAAGCTGCTGTCCTTTTGGGACTATTTTACAAAGCTCGCCGTCAGACGCTCGCCTTCCTCGCGCCTCCGCATCCACTCGTCGAGCCCAACGCAACGCATAGCGGCACAGCCCCTAAGCCCCTCCCTCTCAGTCAGCCCCGTCTGCCGTCCCTCTTTAGAAATTGCTGTAAACTCAAGGCCTAGCCGAGGAGCACGCCATGGCATTTGGACTTCGGACCATCCTCTCGCGCATGAAAGACCTCCATAATTGACGCTGTTGCCGTCATACACAGCTTTGGTTTGAGCTTCACAAGAGCAGGCAAAACGGCGTCGTCCGCCGTCGTATCAAGCCTCCAATATTATCCTTAAGATTCAGTCCATTGATCTAGGTCTGCATGACCCCTAAAGACTTTGAGGCATCTTTCCGACCTCATCCTATAAGCCGCTTAGAGGAATCGATGTCGGTTGGGAGTTGCCCGAATGCCCAAGCACCACCAGATTTCCTCGGCTCTGATCGGGCTGTGGCTCGCCCTTGCGCCACCGGCCGCTCTTGCCGGCCCATTCCCGTTGTCCTATGGCGGACGCCTGACTGATCCGAGCGGTACACCGCTGGCGGGGCCGGTCGATCTTGCCGTGAATTTCTTCCAAAGCGAGACCGGCGGCAGTCCGCTGCTCGGCGAGCCGGTCGTCGCCCCCTCCGTGACCCTCCAGGACGGAGTTTTCCAGCTTACTCTCGATCTCCCGGTCGACGACTACACGACGATTTTCCCCTCGGCTGAGACGGCCGCCTATATCGAGATCACCGACCAGACCAACGCGCGCATCTATCCCAGGCAGCGCTTTGCTGTCGTCCCGCTGGCAGCCCGGGTGCCGGTCGACGGCAGCACGGTGGCGTTCGACGGCGCCGGCCGCCTCAAGGCCACTCTTCCGGCCGCCGCTGCCAATACGCCCGGCGTGATCAAAGCGACCGGCGCCTTCGTCGAAGTCGACGCCGCTGGCGACATCACCGCGATCAAACAAGCGCAGAGCTTCTCCGGCACCCTCAGCGGCGACGTCACCGGCACGCAGAATGCCACGGTGGTCACCAAGATCCGCGGCAAGGCCTTCACCGACGCTCTTGATGCCAGCAACGATCAAAAGGTCGTCAAGTGGGACAACGCCACCGGCAGCTTCAAGCTCATGAACGACATTGCCAGCGGCGGGCTGAACGCTGGCGACGTCACGTCGACCACCATCGCCGACGGCACCATCGCTGACACCGACATCAGCGCTTCGGCCAACATCGACGCCAGCAAGATCGGCACGGGAGCGGTCGACAACACGCACTTCAATTATCTGGCGGGCCTGACTTCTGACCCGCAAGCCCAGCTCAACGCCAAGCAGGCGACCATCACGGCCGCCACCGTCCTGCCGGTCGGCTCGCTCACCACCGACCTCCAGGCCGCCGTGACGCTCGGCGGTTATGGCAGCGGTGCCGGGCAAACTGGCGAGCTGCGCTTTACCGAGCGTGACGGGCTCGAGAACAACTACGTCGGCGTCAAGGCCGCCGACTCCATCGCCGGCAACCTGATCTGGACTCTACCAGCGGCCGACGGCACCGCCGGCCAGCTGCTCAGCACCAACGGCTCGGGCGTCTTGTCCTGGGCGACGGCGACCACGGCCAACTCGAGCGACACGCTCACCAACAAGTCGATCGATGCCGACACCAACACGATCACGGGCATCGACGACTCGGAGATCAAGACAGGCGCGGGTATCGCCCGCGCCAAGCTGGCGTCGGGCACGGCTTCCCATGTGCTCGTCAACGACGGAAGCGGCGTGATGAGCTCCGAGGCGCAGCTTTCGATCTCCCGCGGCGGCACCGGGGCCGCCAGCGCCAGCGCAGCGCTCACCAACCTGCTGCCCGCCCAGACCGGCAATTCCGGCAAGGTGCTCTCGACCGACGGCACGGCGGCTTCGTGGAGTGCTCTCAACGCGACCAACTGGGACACGGCGCACACCGACCGCCTCAAGTGGGACGGCGGCTCTGCCGGCCTCGTCGCCGCCACCGGCCGAACGAGCCTCGGCCTCGGCACATCGGCTACGCTCGATGCCGGCACCGCCGCCAATCAACTGGTGCAGCTCGATGGCACGGGCAAGCTGCCAGCCGTCGACGGCTCGGCCCTTACCAGCCTCAGCCCCGCCAACCTCAGTGCGGCCGTGGCCGTCGCCAAAGGCGGCACCGGCGCGACGACGGCCGACGGCGCTCTGACGAATCTTCTGCCCGCACAGACCGGCAACTCCGGCAAAGTGCTCACGACCGACGGCAGCACGACGTCGTGGCTTGCTCTCAGCAGCAGCAACTGGAACACCGCCTACAGCGAGCGCCTGCAGTGGGACGGCGGCGCCAGCGGCCTCAATGCGACGACCGCCCGCACCAGTCTGGGCCTCGGCACGGCCGCCACGTTGGACGTCGGCACCACTGCCAACAAGGTCGTGCAGCTCGACGGCACTGCCAAGCTGCCCGCCGTCGACGGCTCGCAGCTCACGAGCGTCGTCACCACAGCGACGGTCGACAGCGCCGGTGCCGTGATGAACGGCGAATTCGGCTCAAACGGCCTCATGGCCCGCACCGGTGCCGGAACCTACAGCGTCGTGACCGATAACTCCGCCAACTGGGACACCGCCTACACAGACCGCATGAAATGGGACGGCGGTGCCACGGGTCTTGTCGCCGCCACCGGGCGCACCAGCCTCGGGCTTGGCACGGCTGCCACGCTGGATGTCGGCACGACCGCCAACAAAGTCGTCCAACTCGACGGCACTGCCAAGCTGCCCGCCGTCGACGGCTCGCAGCTCACCAATCTGCCGGCCGCCAGCCTCACCTGCCCCACGGGCTATATCCTTGTACCTGCCGACAGCAGCTTCACGCGAGAGAGCTTCTGCGTGATGAAGTACGAGGCCAAGAAGGATGGCGCCACCGGCCAGGCCGTCTCGACCGCCACGGGCACCCCCTGGGTCTCTGTCTCCTGGTATGAGGCAATGAGCGCCTGCAAGCGGGTCGGCGGCCACCTCGTCAACGAGGGCGAGTGGATGACGATTGCCCGCAACATCGAGGCCACCGCCATCAACGATATCGACTCTGCCGCCGGCATTCAGCTTGCCACCGGCCACTCCGACAACTCTCCGGCCAGCGCCTTGGCCGCGGTGGCGGACCCCTCGCTTGCGAGCTGCACGCTGACTGTGGCGCTCTCCGATGCCAGCAACAACTCCTGTGCCCTGCGTGGCCCTGGTACCTATGCCGGAAACAGCACCGACTATGGCTATAGCGGCACGGGCAACGGCTACAGCACAGCCTATTCGGCTGGTGGCGCCAACAAATCGCAAATGCGCACCCACGTCCTCAGCAACGGCAATGCCATCTGGGACCTCGCCGGCAACGTCTGGGAATGGACGGATGCGCAGTGCGACACGACGAGCTGGTACACCACCGGATGGGTCGAGTGGAACAACGCCAACGTCACCGACTGGGAGAAGCTAGTCGCTGGCCCAAGCGGCTCTCTGACCTCCTCCAACGGGGCCGGTCAGTATTATGGGTGCAGCGCAAGTGGCAATGCCCTGCTCCGCGGCGGCCCCTGGAGCGCTGGCACGAGCGCCGGCGTGTTCGCCGCCGGTCTGAGCAGTGGGCCGTCGAACGTCGGCAGCGCCGTGGGCTTTCGCTGCGCCTTCTCCAATGCCCACTAAAGTCCTTGGTTTCTTGGACCTTGGTCCTTGGTTTGGGGGTCTGGGGGCGTTAGCCCCCAGCGGCTCCATTTCGGAAATTTCCGAAATTTCGGAAATTATGCCGAAACAGCAGCTTTACGCAACATGTTGATTTAATTCAGATTGCTTATTCTTTCATCAGGCAGCATTTCCGCAACTTCGGAATCGTCACTTCCGCAACTTCGGAAATTTCCGAAATTTCGGAAATTATGCCAGCCAGGAATTTTCCCCCTTTTGAGCGGGCATGTCCCCTGCTAGGGTGCACTGCGCTCCCAATTAAGGATCATGCCGCCCGCGATGCCACGCCGCAGCCAGCCCCAATCCCAGCTCGAGGTAAGCGTCGATACTGCCGCGAAATCTCTCGGTGTTTCTGAGCGCATGGTCCTCAACTACATCAAGGCCAGACAGATCAAAGCGCTGCGTGTCGGCAAGCGCTGGTTTGTCGACCTCGCATCGCTGGAGGCCTTTCGGCAGGCCAGCGGTCTCACGGAAAGGGAGCCTCAGGCCATTTCCGAAACTTCGGAAATTTCGGAAATTTCGGAAACGCTTCCGAAGTCGCCGGAGGCCACGGGCAGCGAACGCCCGCCGCGCCCCAGGCGGGCCTCCTCTGGAAAGAACCTCGACGGGCTTGCCTGCTATCGGCTGTGCCTGGAGGCTTTCCGGATGCCGATGTGGGGGGAGGCCGACAAGCTCCGCTACGGCCATCGACTGCGTGATCTGCAGGGCGCGATTCTCGAGCAGCTCGGCTCCGGGTTCTATTCGTATGGCGCAGAAAAGCGCGCCTACTATGACCGCTCCCGGGGGCTGATCGGCGCGGCGTTGGCGCTCGTTTACAGTGATCCTGATGCGAGGCTGCGTTGGGCCAGCGACGTCGCCTTTCTGGAGGGGGATGTGCTGCCCGCGTTTGCGTCGTTGATCAAGAAAATCGAGCGCGGTCAGGACCGCGACGGCCGGGGGCGACGCCATGAGCGCTAGAAGCCCCAAGATCCTCGCCGACAGCTACCAATTGACCGTCATGGTGTTTGGAAGAACACGCAGCTTCCCCAAACACTACCGCCCGACACTTGGCCGCCGCCTGGAGGACCGGGCGATCGACCTGACGTCAGCCGTCCGCGTCGCTAGCCTTGCCAAAAGTGGCGGCAAAGACTCGCGGCGGTCCGCCTCCTTGG